TATTTGAATTAAATCACGATAAAAATTTAAAAGTGTGAATTGATTGACATTATTTAGTTGTGCTAAATTTCTTCTGTTAATTACTTAAACTTTTCTCTGGATTTGAAATGCAGATCTTAAAATTTTTACAGAGTTTTAATACAGTCGGCACCTATTTAACACTTGCTTCCATCTTGCTTGTGGTCATGATCATTTATTTTTATGTAATTAATCCCGCATGAACATTTTGAAAGGAATAGGTCTTCTCATCTATTACTTTTTTAAGAACGGAAGATGAATAATAATAGGATAGGGATATGAAATTTAAAATATTATTATTAAGTTTTATTGCCACCGGTTGTTATGCTAATGAAAGTACAGCTGACCCAGATATTTGTAATATCGTAAAAAAGGTCGCTTATAACGTGATGGAAGCACGGCAGCAAAAAGTACCAGCACAAGATTTACAACAAATTGCTGATGGGCTGGCAGATGAAGAAGCCAAGCAGCTTTATCAAGACTTAATTAGCTCAGCTTATGCTGCCAAAGTATTTAAGACAAATTTCTTTAAACGCCGAGCAATTGAAGATTTTCAGGCAGGATGGTATGAGGAATGTTTACGTAGAAATGAATAATAATTAAAAAAATAATGAGTATTTAATTTTAAGAACAACTAATTAGTTAAGAGAATAAAAAAATAGACTGACAGGTTGTCTAGGTATTTTAATTTAAAAATAAAATTCGAATTTATAGGTATTTATTTAAAAATAAATGCTCCGAAGATGCCGCTGCATGTCGTTACCCTTGAACCCTAAAGTTCAGCGGGGTTTTAATGATTCTAACAATACAGTGCAATATTAAGCAATACCTTACGATATTAAAAAATCAATATTTTTAGTAATTTATATTAAAACAATACAATGCAATATTACACAATCTTTAGCAATACAAAAATAGTCTATTAATGGTCTATTTTGGTTAATTTGGTCTATTTTTCAGTTTTAAGTCTATTAAAGGTCTATTTTAAATGGTTAAAAAAGCGGCACTTAGCCGCTTATGCAGTATGTGCCATTTTGTTTTGTTCAATATATGCCAAAACATCAGCCTTTACATAATTTACCTGACGTTTGTGCGGTTTCGAAAAGGGAATACCACCGCCTTCACATCTTTTCTTCTGCAACCATGGTAAAGATACGTGCATTACGATTGCAACAGTTTCAGGCGGAAAAGTCTGATTATCAGCAGCTTCCCAAAATTCTTTCTTTGCAGCCTCTTTTTCTGCATGTGTCATACGATCTAATTTAGTTAAACGTGACATATAAATCTCCTTAATGCTTCAACTCATTACGTTCTTTCTTCAATTGACGCAAAAGGTTGTGAAGAGTAACGGTTACAGCTTTATCTAAACTTTTAGTTGAATGGAATTCGGCTAGCTGAGAAAGCGCTAAACCAAAAATGTGGTATGCAAAGACCTTTGCAGCCTCAGGATTGTTTTTGAGAAGTTCCTCAGTACTTGGGCAAATAACTTCTTTAAAAATATGAATTGCTACCTGATCGGGAGTACCTTCAATACGGCTTGGATTCAAATTAACTTCACCAATAACTTTGCTCATCCCTCAGCTCCCATTAATTTAGAATCATCATTAATTCCACAGGTGGCCGCATCCTCTACTATTTGCTTAAAAGTTCTTAGCAAAATGTAATCTGTGCGTTCTGGGAGGCTTTCCCAAAAATAAGTGGTTGTAGCAGTAATGGTTAAAGCCTTAATACTTTTAGCTTTTGGATTTCCATATAGTTTGTGGTTTTGCTTATGGTTTATGGCGCTTTCTAAGATTCTTTGAACTCGGTTTAAACCACCCCATGCATCAACCTTTTTACAATTCGCGATTATTTTCTCTAAGGCTTTTGGGCAAACTCCACACTCTTTAATCCAGTAGGGGCGAATTATCAAAAGTTCTTCAGCGTCGACTATTTTTCTGTTAAGCATGTTGACAAAAGAAAGTGCTTTTTCTCTTTTATTCATCCTTCCGCTCCAGATTCGCTTTTAACTAATTGTTCAATAAACTCTGCTAATTCATTTGCATCTACTACAAACAAACCATCAAAAGCTTCGTATGACATAAAAGATTCCTTTGCTATCCATGCTTGAATTTCATTGATGATTTGATCCGGCACCGCCTGAGCTTTGGCTTTATTCCATAACTGCCAAGCGTCATTAGTTACAATATTGAAATAGCCATTCATTGTTTTACTGAATGCTAGGATGTTATTTTCACGAATAGCACTTTCACGTTTAAATATTTCTGTAGTTTTGAATTGTGATTCAAAAGGGATACGTTCATTACCTGTCATTTAAGCCACCATCTCTGCATATTCTTCTTTAGTCCACTCAACAAACTCTTTATAAAGTTGTTGAGCTGGTTTATTTAACCGGTTGTGATAGTCGATAGTTATGCGGCGCCAAGCGACTGGTACCGCATAATGCTTGGTTAGAAACATCGCTTGATCTATGCCTTGCCGGACTATTACGTAGCCCAGCAATTGCAAGTAGTACATAAAACCAAGCATGTGTTTTTGGCTCACTTTCTTGTACTGATCTTTCATATTAGAAACCGTCTCCTAATAGATAATCAGGCTCAGTTTCAGGTTGAGTAGGTGTAGGATTCTCTAATTCAAAGCGGCGTTTCTTAACAAAATCCATGAGTCGTGATTGAATCTGTGGATCTCGTGCGGCCACATCTATTTCCAAAGCATCCAATGTTGTGAGGTCGGGTGCGTTTTGGATCTGGACCATTAGTGAAGGTGGTTCATTTGCAGGTACCTTTGATTTTTCGAGCTCTTCAAGTCGCTTGTGAGTTGCAAGTAAAAGTGGTTCCATTTGTTTGTCATTCCACGAACGGGTATAACGATAAACAGCATTTACCTCTTCAGGTGTTTTTGATTCTTTTACACGCTGAAGAAGAGCATCTAATGCCTTCTGATATTCAGGATCTACTTTAGGCTCGTTAGTTTCTGGAACTAACAGATCCTCAGATGTGGGGACATTTGTTTGTTCGGTAATAACAATTGTTGGTTGAGTTTTTGCAGAAATAACTTCACTAGGCTTTTCAGCTTTTGATTTTTTGCCTCTCTGTTTTTTAGGAGTGTCATTGAAACCATCTTGAATTACATCAAATGAACTTCTGACATAATCAAGACCTAAAGCTAGGCTTAATGCCCGGGCTTGATCAATTGCACTATCTATATCAAGCTGGCCATACCCTCGATTAATAGCTGTCATAACATCTTTATTTTCAGGATGGAACTTTGTACGCAGAATACATGAAGGCATCACAATAAAGACTTCTTGCTCAACCTCAAGGTCACTTAGAAATACCGGTTTTGTAAATGTGATACCCGCTAATTCTATAGTTTCAAGCTGAATACAAAACTCATAATTGGGTAGGCCAAATACCGTTGCTGGCATTTGATCTAAGGTGCTGAATGACTTATCAGCTTTAAGTGTTCCATCACCAGCATAACGACAAAGAACAGTTTTACCTTTTTGAAGAGCTGCAAATGCTTCTTGAGCAGTAATTAAATTTGTCATGTTCTTATCCTTTTTTAACTGAAACTAATTTCCAAAAACTTAGGTGCTTACGATCAAAAAAAGCGCCTCGGCCAAGTTCTTTTACTGCTGCACGAAAGAGGGTTTCTTCATCGGAATCTTCGTCAGCCCAAACTTTTACATTGCCTTCATACTGGGCGTAAAAGCCTGGTGTACTTTGAACTCTAACTGTCCATTCACAACGTTCTTTCATGCTGTCATCCCATTTTTAGCTAATGTTTCAATTTCTTGTTTAACTGCAGTTAGTTTTGCCGCTTCAATTTGGATCAGGGCATCTATGCCGAAGTGCTCACAAACTGTTTTTACATCGAGGCCACGTTCAGCAATAAAGTTTTGAAGTTCATCTCTTTGTTGATCTGAGATACCGTTAAATTCAGGTGGACTAATCCAAGTGCCACGTTGCTTATCAAACGTGCAATTCAATGCTTTAGCCCTCATTAACATTGCTTGGCGCATGTTCTGGTAATACATGTGTTCTTTATCAAGCGACTCCGTTAATTGATTAAGGTCACCTGCATGTTCAGCTTCTTCACAACTTTGTTTCCAGTTTTCTAGTTCTTCATGGGCTTTAGCTGCTGCAAGTTGTGCAGGCGTTAAGGTGTTAATGTGGTCTTTAGCTTGAGTAATCAGGTCAGCCAAGAAAGTAGGATGAGATTTAAGATCTGGTACCCATACTTCACCGGTTTCACCGCCTAAAGCACCTGAGTTTTTCGCATGATGTGTAGGCGAGGGTTTAAAATTAATAACGCGGGCATTTTTACCTTCACCTGTAGTAACAGTTGTTAGATAACCCATGACATCTGCGATACGGTAAAGCTCGTTACGGTTTTTACCACCTAGATCTGGGCGGTAAATAATTTGATCACCGTTTTGATCTTCTGATGCGTGTGCAATGAAAACAACATCTTTACCTAAACTGATCAAAGTATTGATGTATTGCTTGAACGTTTGGTTCGCTAAACCTTGAGCCTTTAACTTTAAAGAACCATCTTTTTGACGGTTATTTGCCGTAAGTAACAGATGGGTTTTAATGCATTCAAGCATTGCACCTACGGTATCAATGACTACGGTTTTATATGGTGCTAAGTCCTGCGGAGTAAGGTTTGCAACATCACTCCATTGTTGAACCTGTACAACCGCACCACGACGTAATTCACCAGTACGGTGAGCACCACGGTCAAAGTCAAAAGAAATTGCTTTTTCCGCAGTAAAACCCATCGATGATTTACCTAAACCCGGATCAGCGTATAGGTACACAATAATTGCTTGAACCAATAAAGTTTGGTCGGCAGTAATAATCGGTAGAGCCATTTTTATTATCCTTATCTTGAGCCAGTAAAGCCGCGCTTAGTTTTATAAGCTTTGCGGTCATAAGTAGGGATATTTGTTTCACACAGTTTTATAGCGAGCTGCTTTCTGCGTTGGAAGTCGATTTCTTGTGTGAGTTCATTCCAAACTTTTGGATAGTCGGTTTGAAACTTATACACATTTAAAGGCGTCTTAACTCCGTCTTTAACTTTGTAAAGAACTGAGCCATTAGCATTAGATGCGTACACTTGCCAGCCAATACGAACAGAGTAGAGGCCAGTATTATCGCGGCCTAAATAAGACTTGTAGCCGTCAGGGTGCTTTTTGAAATTAGACATGTTCGGCCTCCTTACATTCGCATGTACCTACAAAGGCATACGTAAGCGGGCTAGGAGCATCAACAGGTGAGACGTCCTTAATATTTAAAGGAATAATTTCTTTGCGATATTTAACTAAAACCACATCACCTTCACGGCAATTGACAATTCCTTCTCTTGAAGAAAAACGTGCAGATTTAGAAGATTGGGTTACTCTGCAAAATGAAACCTCATCACCAGCTTTGATTTTTGAACGGTCAACAGGAATCATCTTCTTGCAAGTAGGGCAGTTATAATCTTTCATTAGGCTGCCTCCAACCATTTATTACGGTCGATATAGCCCGCTAATAAAATATTTATGTTTTTATGGTCGTCATGATTGGTGAAATCATTCCAAGGTTTGCCGCTTAAGTCAGTTACTGACTCAATAGCAAGGTTAGTAATTTCAGCCGCTGTAAAATCAGATCCAGCTACACCATAGCTATCAGCTACGCCGTCAAAATCGAAGCTTACGTTTAATTTGAAGCCGTCTATGCGGATAACAGCTACACCAGTTTTTTCACCAGTTTGCTTAATTCCTAAGAGTTCATATTCAGAAGCAACTACTTGTTTGCTTTCATATGAGTAATTAGAAGGGACGCTAGAATTAGCAGTTCGATATTCACAAGAACTCAAGGCTACAAGTACAGCAATTGCTGTAACTCCAGTTACCTTATGCTTGTTTGAAAAGGTTTTTACGTTCATAATTGATCTCGCAGTTTTGCAAAAGCACATCGGACCTGGGGAGGGGCGGTGTGCTTTTTTGTTGTCTACGAGACAAATATCGCATTTCCGATATTTGTAGTCAATAGTTATTCCGATATTTTTACTGGTATTCCGATATTGATCTCTTGAAACACAAAAATCACTTTAACAAGGGGGGATTAATTAAAATTATTTAATTGATATTTATGGTCTAGCACTGTTAGTAGTTTGATGAAGGATTATTTTCAACTTCACTATTTAAGTCATCAAGAGCATTATCCACATCTGGAACGACGTCACGCCAATTTTCATTTTCAAAGCGCTCAAATTGATTGTTTACTTCCTCTAGTTTAGCTTCTAACTCAGCAATATGCTCTTCTAATTCAGCAATTTTCTGATCTTTCTCATACACGATAGCATCATGTTCAGCTCGGCTAATAGTGTCTGAACATCCAGTTAAAACTAAGACTGGCAATAACAAAATTATTTTAAAAACTTTCATCTTAACTCTTTCTTACTCTTCGTTTTCCACGGTATGTATATCTCAATGAATCTATTACTTGACCAATAAAATAGCAATCTTCGTCAATTGGAATGATATTGGGATGAAAATTTGGGTTAATCGCTTTTAGATACCTTGTTCCATCAGATTCAATAACCAGTTTTTTGAAAGTAGCATCTTTGTCTTTACGGACGACAATGATATCTCCAGATTGCATATCTGAATAATATACTGTCGGATCTACAACAATATAATCACCTTCTACAAAATCGGGTTCATTACTTACGCCACGTACTTTTAAATAAAAACATTTTTCGCAATCATCTGGGAGAGGGAACCATTCCGTAACTTGAGACATATCTACTGATTCAACATTAGTAAAATTACCTGCTTGTACCCAAGATAAAACGGGTGCCATTCGAGCTTGAACTGGCACAACGTTGGTGGTAATAAGTTCCCCAACTACACCTTTTTTTAATTCTTCAGCTGTAACCCCAAGGGCATTTGCTAATTCAAGTATTGAACCTGTCGACTTGGCATTTCCTGTTTCAAGATCAGAAATTACAGATTGTTTTACACCAGATTTCTGAGCTAACTCTTTTTGAGTCATCTTTTTTGCTTTTCGTATTGCTTTTAAGTTTTCACCCAAAGTAGCCATATGTATTTCCTTAAATACGTATATCGGAATTCTGATACAAATTAGTATCGCTTTGGCTATTGTTAAAATATCGGAAAACCTATATATTTACCTAAAAATATAGGAGCTTCGCATGAATCAATGGCCAAACATGATTTCAGATTTGCGTGAAAAGGGCTTAACACAAACTCAAATTGGTACCGAGATCGGGTGCTCACAGAATTACGTTAGTGATTTAGAGCGCGGGGTATGTGGTAAACGCTTATCGCATGAAATTGCAACCAAATTACAAAAGCTTTGGAAAAAGCATTGCAAAACCAAACAAGTGGCTTAGGTAACAAGATGAGCAAATTATCAGTTGATATTTCTGCAAGTGCCAGAAATGGCGTATCCCGCATATTGCATGGTCTTGATATAAGCAATCAAAAAGAGATTGCTGAACAATTAAAAGTTGATCCAAGCACTATAACTCGACTTAAAACAGATAAGAAAAACAATGGCTTGAATGAAATTGAAATGTTTTGCGAGCTATTGAGTTTGCTTGGATTAAAAGTCGTCCCTAAAGATTATCAGAGTATTGATAAGGAACGTGTTGCTGCACTTTTAGTCATGTCTAAAAGTTGGATGAACCGTATAGAAACGGTGGATGACTTATTTCATGACGAAATCAGCTGTCAAAAGGAAAAACTCGGATATTAAAAAACCACTACCTGCGCAAACAGGAGTGGTTTATAGGCATTCAGTCGAGATGAATCAAATGAATAAAACTAATTTATCAAATCAAACAACCGAACGCAACCAGCCAGAATTTTTAGTGGGTGACGTTGTAGTACTTACTAAAGAGTGTCGAAGTTTTAAATCAAACGATTTATTTGAGGTTAAAAATAAAACTTTGACTAGTTTATGGACCATCAAATCAGAGAATCATTTGATTCTGGTTTCTTCAAAAGAAATCCGCACAGCAACAGTTGCTGAACTTAATGCCAAACGCCGACTAACAAGCGCTGAGCAAGCATTAGCGGAGGTGTCATGAACAGCTTTACACACCAAATCAAAGATTCTCGCCAGCAAAGTGAAATCCAATCTTTCTATGAGCCTGCATTGCGAGTACTTGGCCACCTATTTGAGGTGAAAAAGCAAAATTTACGCAACAAAGGGTATGACGAAAATAATGCGGCGGTAACCAAAGTTGAATTTTCAGAGGCTATGGCTCGTCAATTTCGCATAACGCAGTGGTTAGCACAGCAGATTGTAACCAGCTTAACCAAGGCGTGTTTGGTTGATTCTTTTGGAGGCTATGTTAAGCCAAAGGATGGTGAAAAGTGAGATATGCAGCAAAAAGAAAACAGGATATTTCCGTTTCCACCACACCGCTAGAGGTGGTAATTCCACTGGAACAACCAGTAAAGATCTATTCGGCTAAAGAATTAGCAGCTATGCCACTTTCAGTTATGAATGCCGCAATTGAGGCTCAGGAAAGATTTTATCAACTTGAAGAATTAACCCATATGGGGGGGGCAGGCTATAGCAGTTCGCCGTCTCATGGAGGATGGGCACAAACTAATTCAGGTGAAAGAAAAGTCTCGTATTCGCTACAAAATCAACAACGAATTTATTCCTCCAAGAATTATTCGTCAGTTGGAAATGCGCGGTCTTGTAAAATTAGGAGCAGTCACTGATGTATAAATATCTCCACCATATCAGCGACTTTATGGTTGCTACAGCGCACCTTAGCCCAGTTGAAGAGTGCTTTTATCGCCGTGCTCTCGATTTTTATTATTTGAATGAAAAACCATTACCCAAAGAAACCCAGTCGGTTTTTCGTCGGTTACGTGCAAATACCCAAGAAGAAAGGGATGCAGTATTAATTGTGCTGCAAGAGTTTTTTGTGGAAGAGGAAGACGGGTTTCACAACAAACGTTGTGATTCAGAAATCGCCGCTTATCAAAAAGTAGGGGATAAAAATCGTGAAAATGGTAAGAAAGGTGGGCGTCCACGTAAGGAAAAACCAAAAGAAAACCAAAGTGAAGGCGACTCGGTTAATTCTGAAAACCCACAAAAACCCAGTGGGTTAATTTTGGGTTCTGAAAGTGAAAGCCAAAAAAACCTTAACCATAAACCGTTAACCGATAACCAATATATAGATAGTAGTAGTAATGCGCGTGAAGAAAATTCGCAATTTACACCAATCCAATTTGCTCAGTATCAGATCGATGATCACAAGCGTTACTCAATGCGTGAATTCATTTCTGAATACAGCGAGTTTCAATACGATTTCATCTCACTTGCTCAACAAAGATTTGTTTCTGTACCTGAAATCGACTTGAGAACCATGATTCAAAATTTCGGTGACTGGTACTTTGCAAACGAATCAAGTTCGTTGAATACACCAAGCATCTGGTTGGTTAAGTGGTTCTCTTGGGTTCAAAACAACGAGAAACAAGTTGCTGCAAACCGCAAGAAACAAGAGCAAATCACTTCAACCGGTCAAAAACCACAAGAGTCGGGTTACTTCGCTAATCTTTTTGAAGAACAGAGCGAATCTCAAATCGTGGATGTAACCCCAGCAAAAAAGTTTCCAATGATTGAGGAGGTAGGTCATGCATGAGATTACCTTGAACGAAGTGCGTCAATTAATCGCATCTCTTCGCACTGTTTACGCTGCTCAGTTCAATAAGCAATTCCCTACAAGTGGAGAGAGTGCAATACCGCTGTCAGTAGTAGAACAGATCGCACTTAAAACACTGGCTGGCGTTCAACAAAACCAATTTAACAACGCACTTGGTCGTTTACTTACAGCAGGTGGACGCTTTATGCCGTCATTTGCCGAGTTTCGCACCTGGTGCATCGGTGAAAGTTGGATGTCTCCCGAAGAAGCTTGGTCACGTGCATGTAAATTTACGACTGACCGTACCGTGGTTATTACACAAATTACAAAATATGCATTAGACGAAGTGATGTATTTGATCGAAGCCGGCCAAATGCGAGCAGCTCAAGATAATTTCTTCGGAACCTACAACGTGATGGTGGCTAAAGCGCAGTTAAAGGGCCGTCAGCAAGAGTTTTACACACCGCCGTTACAACTAGAGCATAAAGAACCTGAACACACTCCAGTAAGCAATGACGAAGCGCAAAAGCATCTCAAATCTTTAATGGAGCGGTTAAAGATTAATGGCCGTAAACCTGCACCAGTACAAAAGCTTAAGGCTAAGGAAAAAGAGCCTGAGCTTACAAAGGAATTAGGGCCAGATCCTTTCGACAATCCGCACGAATATGCAGAGATGTGCCGCCGTGAAGGTATGCCGATTCCTCGAAATATTCTTCAGCTAATTGATGGGGCGAATGTATGAATAAATTCGAGATTTTAGCGTGGGGGTTACTCATTTCATTTTTTACATCAGCTATTAGCGGTGCGGTGGTTTTGTGGTGGTTGGCGCGTAAAGAGCTAGATGAGAAAGGATACAGACATGAAAGCAACTAAATTAATTAGAGATAAAGGGCTGAAATACGCGAAGGAAATCGTAGATTCAGCCCCTTCTAACGCAACTGAATGGAATGAGGGTTATGAGTTCCAATGTGGTCAAAGTGTAGAAATCAGCCCAGCAGATCGTGAGAAGTATTTTGTAGATTTGGTTGAGCTTAAACGTCTGGTGGAGTCGGTTGATTTGGTTGAATCATGGGGTGGCATTGAGGACTTAAAACTATATGACTTGTCTCATAGCAAAGATAAACCTGAATCTGCTGGATACAAGTTGCTTCATGCAATTGCTGATTACGAATCAATATACGGAGGCGAATGATGGGATTAGTTGGTGGATACGATGCTCATTTTTATTGCGACTTTTGTAATGCATTTGGTCAAGGTTATGGGCAAACAAAAGCTGAAGCTATACGTGATATCCGAAATCGTGGATGGGTTTTAAAACGAGATGGTCTTGTACTTTGTGAAGCCTGCAAGAACAGAAAAAATATAGCAATCATTCCAGAAGATGATCGGAATGGCTGTGAGTGGAATATATAAGGAGCCAGTCATGAGTGAGTTTGAGGGTAAATCTGGAAAGTGGGCTTGGGAGATTCAAAAAGAACAACAAGCGAATTTAGTTGAGCTAAGAAGTTCAATTGAAAACCTAGTTCAAAAGTATAAGCACGATGCCCATGCTTCAAGCCTTTTTGGTGATCAAGATAAAGCACGAGTTTATAACTGCTTTGCTAATCAGTTGGAAAATTTGCTGAAAGGTGGTGCTTGATGTCATCAGTCAGCATTGCTGAATACCGCAAGTTATTTCCGATAAAGAAAAATAAAAAGCGGCGTTCAGCAAAGCAAGTTGCCAGACAACCAAGTGTGGGTGAAATGGTTCTGGCAACGCATTTAAGAGCATGCAAGATTGGTTTTGAACAGGAATATAAGTTCCATCCTGATCGTAAATGGAGAGCAGATTTTTTAATAACGGGTACAAAGATTTTGATTGAGGTAGAAGGCGGGATCTGGAGCGGAGGCCGTCACACAAGAGGCAAGGGCTATTTAGGGGATATGGAGAAATACAACTCCGCAGCAATGATGGGTTTTACAGTTTTACGGTTCAGCACAGAGCAAGTGAAAGCAGGCGTGGCGATTAAACAAATTGAGCAATTGGTAGGTGAAAAATGAGTGCAGTTTTAAAAACACAACAAATGGATTGGTCTAAATATACTATTGACGGTTGGTTAGAGCAGTTTGGCGCATGGTGTGAAACAGTTAGAATGAAAGGGGGTGATTTGCCAGATGGGCTTCATATCAATCAAATTTACTGGTTGATGCGTGAAGCTGGCAAAGAAGTACAAAAAAGTAAATCTTATATTCGATGTGAGATCAGTGATTATGAGGCGGATCAAATTCAAGCACTTTTACGAAGTCTATTAAATTCTGATAAAACAGATTTTACAACTAAGTTTGCATTAATTTGTTTAATTAAAAATAAGGTTGAAAATAAAGGATTGTTGAAGGTTGCTCAAGAAACAAACCAATCTAAAGCTCAGGTCGCAATTATGGTGAGTTGCGCTAGATTTTATTTATTAGGTCATGATAAAAGATTAAGACAAAATGGAGGTTCAAATGAAAACATACACTGTAAAACTATATGAAGGCGTTAGTCGGGAGAAAGTTAATGAAACTTTGAAATACTACCCTGATTATTTTGGTAAAATATCAATAATTACAAATGTAATTAATAATAAATTGCAATTAACACTAAAAGCATTTGAAGGAATCGACGTTATAACTGCCAATGATCTAATGATTAAAATCGTTGAACGTTTAAAAGCTTCTCAATTAGTAGAAAAGCATAATTTAGACTTGTTGACTGTCTAGACGCTTTATGGCATATTTTTGATATAGTGGACGAAGTATAAGTAATTCACTGATCTAAAGCTCATCGTTTGATGGGCTTTTTGTTTTTATACTTGCTAGATTTCAATTATGATTTAAAATTAAATCAGGTGGCTCGTCGCCAAACATCGCCACCTGAAATTCTATTAGAAATGATAGTTATTTGTTTGTGTCACCTCCATATTAATTAATTGTAGAGTTGATATTGTGTTGTACTGGTGGTGGGCACCAAGCGCCACCAGTACAATCGTTAAAAGCGCCCCTTTTCTTTGCATTAAGTAATGTTCCTTTGATTTAATGGTTAGATTTACACCACACATTAGCTGTCTTCATCCTAAATACATGGTCGTTACATTATAAATCATCTAAATTGAATGCTTGTCTAAATGTTAAGCGTTTAAGAATGCCCACTTAAGCATGTTTATATTTATGCTATAGTCCAGTCTAATTAGAATTTGGTACTTAAAATGAATATCTGTGTTGGTGGTGAACTAGATGGGCAAAAGATACAGAAAGAAGGCAGATTACTAAAAGCTTCTGATATCGACCCATCTTTTAAAACTGAGTACTACAAGCAAGTTTTTAACCGCGACAACATTAACTATCATTTTTGGCTGCCAATTGGATCTGACTTACATGATATGTCTGAGAAAGTTCTAAATATCATTAGATCACCTAAAAACTAGTTTTATCGTTTGCCGGACGTATTACGGCGCAAATGGCCCCGCTACATACTAGTTATTGGCGGGGTTTTTTCTTTAATTAATTTGATGATTTAGTTCTCGGTAGTAAATAATTTACTATTGAGAAATAAGTATTTGAAAAATAAAAATAATTTGATTTTTTGTTTTATGTTTAGTATGTTGGTAAATATTAATTATTTTTAGGTGAAAGTATGACTTTATTTATTGGTGGTCGCCATCATGGACAATTCTTGTCAAAAGACGAGTCAGATTTGAAGTTAGAAAGTATTTCAAAGCAGTACGGACCAAGAACAAGTATGCAAAGGCCAACAGAGTCATACTTTAGAACCCAAGTAAGCTTCCAAGGAGAAGTGAAAACGTTTTATATAATTTCTGGAAAACAACCAATCGAAATGAGAGATGAAATACTTGATTTATGGGATCAAGTAAAATCAGACATATATGCTATCTAAATAGTTTAAGAAATTTTCTTCCTTTTTCGACCGGTTCTCTTTTGTGCTATAGTCCAGTCTAATTAAAAACTGGTGCATAAAATGAATATCTGTGTTGGTGGTGAACTTGACGGGCAAGTGATAGAAAAAAAGGGGCGTTAAGAACAAAGATGTATATAAATATTATAAAACTCAGTAATTGCATAATAAATTCAAATATTTACTTAAAATCAGGGTGACAGAATTTAAACAATCTTTACCTAGGCGAAGGATTTAGTAAATCAAATAAACATTATTTTAGACGGATAATTATAAAAAACGGAGTACAAATGTCGTGAATAAGAATGTAGAGCTAATAAATTACATTGATGTAGCTGAGACAGTTTACGAACGGGTATATGAAAATAATAAAATTTCAAATAATTTGATCGTTAATCTAAATCGCATTATGGCTGAGATAAAGAATCAAGCTGCAGAAAAAAGACTCAAATTGAAGTACAGCTCAATAGACTTTGAACATTGTTTAAGTTTGCCTTTAGCTGATCGCAAGATAAAAGTAGATTTAAGTCTTATACCTCATTTTGAAGATCGTGAAGAAAGTATTTTGTGGTTAACTAACTTTATTGGAAAAATTTGTGAGCCCAGAAAGATGCAAAGACAGAAAAAAAACTTCATTAAGTACCTGTGA